GAGGGTATCGAGCATCTTCTTGCTGGATACATAGATCCTGGTTATGTCGGAAGACTAACCCTGGAACTACAAAATGCGCGTATGTTTCACCCGGTCTATCTATGGCCGGGTATGCGTATTGCGCAGATTGTTTTCCACAAGCTTTCGATGCTGCCTGCAAAGGACTACTCCGTTACAGGTAGGTATCAGGGCGACAAAACTGTTCAAGCATCTAAAGGATGACTGACAACGTTAATCACCCCAGTCACTACACCTCAGGCAAAGTTGAGGTCATCGACACTATTGAGGATTGGGTGCGGGCTGCACCTGATCCAGTCGTTGGTGGTCTTCACTGGCAGGTAATCAAGTACATCAGTAGGGCTTGGCTTAAAAAAGATCCTTACGAGGACTTCTGCAAAGCCCGCTGGTACTTGACTCGACTGATTAACACTCTGGCTACAGAGGCATACCAAGAAAAATGAAGCACTGGAATGACTAGCTGCAGTCACCTCTTTCGAGAAATCACCAACACGCACAACTGGGCAAATGGCCTGCCTTACCGCACTTACTGGGCTAAATGCAAATTTTGTAATCACAAATGGAAGGTCTATGTTGACACTGAAAAACGGCAAGAAGTTGAGTTGCCCCAGTCGATGATGCGGAAGCGCAGGCTTGATGAGTCTGCCGTTAGGAGAGTCTTACTGGATGAACGGTCTTACAGTCAGATTGCAAAAGATAACGGAATTACTCATCAAGCAGTTAGCGAGATAAAGCTAGGTAAGTCTTACAAATACTTCTGTAAAGATATACCTAGGAAAGCGCCACGCTCACAGAAGAAGTGTACTAACTGTGAGCACTGGTGGAAGGGTAAGTGTGGTTTGTCTGTGCCAGAAGCCGGTGGCTGTTTTGCTGCGGACTGCTCGTTCTATAGCCACTACGGGACATCTGTGATACAGTAAGCGGGCATTGCCCAACCAGGCTTGGACTATTTTTTCGGTATTGAGCACCTGCCTTCCCTCGCAGGTGCCAGAAAGATTTGCTTTGACGTTGAGACGACCCAGCTGCAGCCCAAGTTTGGTTGCATGAGGTTGCTCCAGTTGGCGAGCTACGGCAGACCTCCTGTCGTGATCGACTGCTTTGGTCTTGATGACAATGGTTGGATTTTGATTGAGGAGTTTTTTAGTACCGAGCGCTCTTGGTATGCCCACAACGCTGTGTTTGATCTCGGCTGGCTCCAAGAGCACGAGATTTACCCCAAGGGCAACGTGTTCTGCACCATGCTGGCTAGTCGTGTACTTACAAACGGGCTGCCGAATGTTAAGCACGGCCTGCAGCATGTTGTGGCTCGCTACCTCGGTAAAAGCTTGTCGAAGGAAGAGCAGAAAAGTGATTGGTCGGGTGAACTGACTGAAAGTCAGCTGGCTTATGCGGCTAAAGATGCCGAAATTCTTACTGAACTGGTAGAGAAGATTCTGCAAAGGCTTTCCATTGGTTCACTTAGTCCAGCGTGGGCTCTTGAGTGCAGTGCGCTCCAGTCGATGGCGCAGCTTTGGCGGACTGGTCTGCCGTTTGATAAAAAGATGCTGGAGCAGCTAATCGAAGATTTGGCTATTGAAAACGTAGAGGTAGGTGAGAAGTTTATTGAAGACTTTGATGCTGCTCTTCCGCCTGAACACAAGCTCCATCGCGGGTTAGATGGGAAGTTGTTATACCAAACGAAGCCGGGACCGAAAGGTAAGAAGCCGGATCCAAATGTTTTTAACCTTAATAGTCCTGCGCAGCTTCTCAAGAAGTTCACCGCTTTGTTGGGTGAGCCGCCGATGGATATGAAGAACAACAAGCCTAGTGCTAGTCGTTCTGCGCTTCAAGAATACGTGGGTGCTCACGTGGTTGTGGCGGACTATTTGCGGTGGAAAAAAGTAGAGAAGCGGCGGCAGATGGCGGAAACTCTGCTGAAGAACGTGGATGCTGATGGGTACATTCGTGCCAGCTACCTACAGATGGGTGCTGATACTGGCAGGATGAGTTGCATGAGTCCCAACCTGCAGCAGATTCCCAGAGATAAGCGGTTTAGGGCGTGCGTAAAAGCTCCAGAGGGGTGGCGCTTTGTGGTGGCGGATTTTGGGCAGATGGAGCTGAGGCTGGCGGCTGCGGAAGCTAAAGATGAACTTATGACTAGAGCGTTCCAAGCCGGGGATGACCTCCATACGATTACTGCGGTGCAGATTTATGGGGTGGGGAAAGATGAGGTCACAAAGGAGCAGCGTCAGGTCAGCAAGAGCGCGAATTTTGGCTTGCTTTATGGCAGTGGGGCAAACGGGCTTAGGAACTACGCAGCAGCGATGGGAATCCAGATGGATCTTGATGAAGCAGCCACAGTCCGGGACAAGTTCCACGAAGCTTATCAAGGGATCAGCGGCTGGCAGCGTAAAAATGCTGCACTTGCTAATGCGCCTGCGAAGAATCCATCTGTCGAAATCCGCATTTCGGGGCTCAGGCGGCTTCTACCGGGAGAGAACAACAAGCTCACGACCCGTTGTAATACGCCAATCCAAGGTGCTGGCGCTGCTGTCCTCAAATACACGCTTGGCAAGCTGTGGCCGCTCCTTAAATCGGACGGGGAAGACATCGTGCGCTTGGCCGGCGTGGTGCATGACGAAATCATCCTGCTCGTAGTTGAAGAGCACGCAGATACTTGGGCGTCCCAGCTGCAAACAGTTATGGAAAACTGTGAATCTAAGTGGCTTGGTGATATACCACCGCTTGCCGAAGCTAAGGTCGGTTTGAGTTGGGATCAGGCCAAGTGACGGAGCTTCGTGAGTACCGCGTGCGTATGTGGCCGAAACATGGTCCCATGCACGACATCTTTGTTGAAGCTCCAGACATCCTTAGCGCGAGGGAATACGCCATGCGGCTTTGTCCTGAGCAGCTGGTGCTTGGTGTCAAACGAAAGGAAGAGGCTGTCTCAGAAGTAAACTCGTGAGTCGCACCGGGAGGGAGATCGTCCTGGAGTGGCTGTATAGGGAGATCAGGCAAGCGCGGACCGCTGACTTACAGCGGGCCGCTGCTTTTTTGGAGTGGGCCAGAGGCATTCGTAAAGGCTGCTCCAAGCAGAGGTTTGGTGCGCGGGTGTCTCAGGCAAATGCTTGGCGCAAGCAGGTCGATCAGGATGTTCGCTGGTAACTACGTGCTACTGTGTGACAAAGCAGCAAGTTGTCATGCCCCTTAAGCACGGTGCGAAGATTTATTGCCAGGTCCTGCTAGACAAAAATAGGTACCAGCTGGCCAAAGCTCTTGCGGATAAGCGTGAGGTTCGTGTGACCGCGATGATGCGGGAAGTGGTTTACAAGTTTCTGGAACAGGAGCTGCCCCAGGAGTATGGGTTTGCGTTGATGGCTGACAATGAGGCGTGGCAGGAGTCTGTGCAGCGGCGAGTTCAAGGCCGCATAAATGCACGAGAACAGAAAAAGGTGCAACCAGAAGACTCATGAGACTTAGTTAAAGTTCTACATAGTCTGCCGGCTTAAGATTCTTTTTACTAGCATTACACAGTAGTTAAAAAGGGTCCGATGACGCGCTATGTGGTTATGGTCGAAGATCGCTGGGTCACAGCGGTTTACGGCCCAGGTCAAGGAATCAGCGTCACTGCTTCTAAGGAAGACGCTTCAAGCTGGGTCACGTACGAACGGGCTGTCAGTGCTGCGCGAATTGTTGCTCAGTGCATTGACGGTCCTGTTGCTGTTCATAGCGTTGAAGAACCCACCCACTTCAAATCCTGGAAATGATGACGTTCCAACCGCAGACAGAAACCGAGCAGCGTCTTGGTGAAGGTATCTCTCGCACCAGTGCTGAGAAGACGAAGCTTTTTGAGTTGACTGTGTGGTTGCCTGGTCAGGGTGCTATGCGGGATCTTGTTCGAGCTGAGAACTTGAAGCAGGCGATCAAGTTTGCTGAAAATCGTTACCCAAATTGCAGGGTTGAGGTGCCGCCTAAGACCGCTAAAAAACCTAAACTGGCTCGCTCTCATACTGGGCCGAAGCTCAGGCAGAGACTCACTGCAAAAACCATGGAGACTGCGAATGGACAGGGCTGAGTGGGCACACCTTACCTGGGGTAAGACGATCGTCGATCAAGCGCGAATGGATTTGCTGGAGCGTTTGTACCAGCACGATGGGCGGGGAGACAAAGCTCACCCGTTGCACAACACCTATACCGGGTTGTACCAGAAGTACACGGCTATCTAGGCCGAGTCTCGATCCATCCCAAATCGGTCGGCCAGGTTATCCGCAGCTTCGCGGATAGCCCAGGCCGATTTTGTTCTTTCCAGCTGGTGCAGCGTGTTTAGTACCAGTGCTGCTTCCAGTAATCCCCTGTAGTCCTGCTTGTTAAACATTTCCACTAGCCATTTGTCATTGGCGGCTTTGTGGAAAGACGACTCCGTGGAGTGCTCGATGGGACGCATCTTAGTTAGGACGGATTTTCATGAACCAGCCCGTGTCGTTGCCTTCGATGAGCCAGCGAGGTAGCCAGTTCTTGCGAGAGTACGCGATTCCCGCGCCTCCCTTGTTACTGATGTAGCCACCCGAGACTAAGTTGGCTTCGCCAAACGGGTCGTTGTGGATGAAGTGGGACGGGGTAAAACCGACGACCACACTCCAGTGGCCGGTGCCTGTGGGTTTTGAAACCGGGCCTGTGTGTAGCCAGCCCACTGGTACTGGATAGCCGTTGAGTACCTCGTTTTGTAAGTCCTCTGCCGTCCCATCCAGCACGAAAGTTGGTTTCAGTCCCAGGGCTACTAGGGCTGCTTTTTGGGCGTTGGGGTCTGTGGTGTCGCCAAAGCGGGCGCGGAGTTTGTTGTACTCGTAGTCGCCTGAGATCTTGCCGTAGTAACGGGCCACCATTGCGCAGCTGGAGCTAAAGCACTGGCGGTAACCGCGAGGTCCGTCGTCTGCCCCAAGCTGGTACTCGTAAGGTACTCGCAGTAGTTTTTCCTTCTCTTTACGCGCCGGCTTTTTTGCGCAGTTCTCGTTCATTAGTGCAATTAGTTTTTCTGGATAGCTGGGGTCTGTTGCGTAGCTTTCTCTGTAGAGCCAGCGGGCCGCTTCCTCTCTGGTAGGTGCGTTGTTGCAGCCTTTGTAGTGCTTGTAGTCTCTGTACCAGTGATCAATCAGGTAAATTACGCAGGTCAATAGGTCGGGGAAGTCGATAAAGGTGTCGGTGATTGTGATCCACTGCCCGTTGATAAATTCTTGGGTTCTGTGGTCGCTGCCTTCACCTTTGAGGCCAAAAAAGTTATTGCGGCCTGAGACTATTTGGCCGTAGCTTGACTCCAGTGCCCATTGCGCTGCTACAAGCTCCGGGAATTTTGCGCCAGATGCTTCGCCTGCCTGGTAAACGCCTTCCCAGCTGTTGGGAAAGTTAGTTTGTTTACCTGCGGCGGACCAAGTTTTGAACCAGGGGTTCTTGCGGTTGAGCAGGATTGGGTCGGCTTTTAGAATTGCCTCCTCCAGTTCTGCGATGGCTGCCATCTGGTGGGGCAGCGCTTTGTAGTAGCGGAATAGGTCAATCAGGCGGAGCTTTTGAGACATCGGACCAGGGAGAGCGAATGGTCATGGCACCACCCAGAAGGCGGCTTTTCCCGGTTTGGAGCGCATCATCGGGTTCTTCGTGATCCAAGAGAGGTTCGAGGGCTGGAGGTTGCTGCACCAGCCACTCGTTTACTGCACTGTCTATTGCCGGTTTGATGGTCAGCGCTTTGGGAAGACCACCTTCAGTGCTTTGATGATGAGCTGGACCCAGCTGTTTTCTTTGATGGGCAGCAGGGTGATGATTTCACTGCCTGCAGCTACCAGAATTGCTAGGACGGTGGCGGTTGTGGGATCCATGTGCCAAGTGAAGCTGGTAAAAGTGTAGCTGTAGTAGAGAACAGGGTCCACTGCGGGTGAGTGTCTAACTGGCTACATTTAATCAGCGACTGCTTGCTATGGACCATCACATTGCGGATGGCGAATACGTAAGTAAAAAGGAAGCGAAAGCGAGATTTCGACAATCAATCCTTAAGGAGTGGAAAAACAAGTGTGCTTACTGCGGGGCGGATTTGGGAAGGTCTGCCACGCTGGATCACGTTCACCCGAAAATTAGGGGTGGGCATACGCACCAGCAGAATTTGGTGGCTTGTTGTTTTGGGTGCAATATCAATAAGTCGGCCAGGGATTGGCTGGAGTGGTTTAGGGAGCAGGATTTTTGGGAGCCGCATCGGGAGGATGCGATCGTTCGCTGGATTACGGAAGGTCTGTTTTAGGGTCCCAGCCCATGCCTTCTAGGTACACCCGGGCAATGTATTCGTCTTCTGCATAGCGGCATACATTGTCCAGACATGCGCGGTAGTAAATTTCGCCCCGCTCGTTTTCCAGCTGCTCCAGGCGGAAGCCTCTGCCGAAGCTGGTGCTATGCACAACGGTCATTGTTGTCCAATACGCATTTCGATGTGTCGCACTCTAGTTTCCAAGTCGCTAAGGCGCTCCTTTGAGTCGTTTTTTAACTCTTGGATGTCGGAAGCAACCGTGTTTACTGACTGCTCCAGCTTGGCTACTTGCATGAATAGGCCGCCTAAACCTATGACTGCAGCAGTTAATAGGGCTGGTACGGCTTGGTTCCAGGGGTTTGGGGAGGCTTCTACTCGATTAGCCGCTTCCTCGTAGGACTCCATCGAGCTATTTTGATGCCTCGCACATATTTTAGCGACCCTGACCTACCAATTTTTTCTTGCCACGACGTTGAGGGCGGCTGTGTTGACCCATCCCCTGACGAGTTGTTTTGGGGCGACCTGCTTGGTGCTCTATGCGTCCCAGTGCCGTTTTACTTTTGACTGCCATGTCAGTCGTCGGAGGGGTTGATGGCTACTAGACAATAAGCTAAAAACATACCTGCAAACCACATGCTGAAAATTACTAACGGTGCCATCTAAGTAGACTTTCGTTCCAAATGTAAATTTTACCGTCAGTTGGGTAAGGCTTTGGCGCCTCCCACTGGCACGTCTCAGTATTAAGGCTCCAGCTCGGGAAGGGCTGGGGTGCGATAAAGGCGTCTAAGTCTGCATCGTATCGGTAACCTGCTTCTGCATAATTTTTGCGAAAATTGCCGTTGTAACTTGTTTGGCGCCAAATCGTATCTGCACCAAGCAGTGCTTGGCAGTAAGCGATGCCTACAGCTTCGGATTCGTTGCCGTCAGCATCAAGGATGTTGTCGTTATCAACGACAATGACGCGCTCCACAATGTTGTTGGCGTCAAGTTGCGCAAAGTGTGCCATCAGGGTGTTGGAGTGGTGTAGCGGATGATGACGATGCCGGAGCCGCCTTGAGCAATTACAGGTCCACCCCCACCCCCACCCCCACCAGTATTAGTGCCGCCATTACCTGGGGAAGTAGCTCCCAGGCTTGTATTCGTACCTCCCCTTCCTCCTCCGCCTTTACCGCCAAATCCATTAGTTGCACTTAGACTTGCCCCTACGAATACCCCTCCGCCGCCACCGCCACCGAAAAATTCTCCGCCTGTCAAACGTATAAAGCTTTGTACGCCTTTTCCGCCTGCTGCTCCAGTTCTAAAAGAAACATTAGGACTGCCACCTATTCCGTTCGCTCCCCCGCCGCCACCGCCGCAATCAACGATATTAAAATCTGTGCCTCCATTACCGCCTCTATTGCCTTGACCCGCTATTCCTGAGCCCGGAGAACTAATGCGATTTGCACCGCCGCCCGAGCCGCCACTTGCACCACCCGCTCCACCTCCCGTTGATGTAACTGTTGCAAATGGCGGTGGTGGTGCCAGTGAAGAATCACTTCCATTACTGGTGCCACCACCGCCAGCGCCTACGACGACCGCATAACTCCCGGCGGCGAAATTAGACAAGTTTCCCTGACGAACACCTCCAGCGCCTCCGCCTCCTCCAGAATTCGGGCCTCCTGATCCGCCACCACCGGCTACAACTAGATACTGAACAGTAAAGCCAGGTGGTGGATTCTCAAGCACGAAAGTACCACTGCCGGTAAACGTGTGTATCGTGTCAGCGCCATCTGTTGTGATTGTGCCGCCGGTTGCAGAAAATGGGGGTACATCGCTAAAGCCGCCCCCCAGCAGCATTTCCTGGTTAGACATTAGGTAATACCTGTACCAGTGATCACAAAGGTGTCTGCGGCGACGCAGAGAATTGTGGCAACGCCGTAATTAGCCAACGTTCGATTGCCCGTGGTTGTCTGCCCGCCAGTGCGCAGTGTAACCCCGGCGCCTTGTGTGATCTGCTGGTTGGCTGTTGAATTATTGAATATGGTGACGTTATCGCCAATGCTGAAGACAGAAGCTGGAACAGTTACACCTCCAGTTGTGATGCTGATGTGTTTGCCAACGTCGCTCACAGTGAGTGTGTAAGCAGCGGATTGAGCATTTTGGGGAATACGACGGATAGGGCCGGAGGCGTCAAAGATAGTTCCGCTAGTTGATATGTTTCCACTGGTGCTTACTGAGGTGGCTCCTGAAATAGTTCCACTGGTTATGGAATCGCCGCTTACTTTTCCCGGAGTGTTGATTGTTGCCAACTTTGTGTCAACAATAGCTGCTGATGCATTGATGTCGGAATTTTGGATAGAGTTGCTAAGGTTTAACTTGCTGTAGCTAATGCCTGCCGAGGCGTTAATATCTGCATTTACGATGTTGCCTGTGATATTTAACTTACTGTATGTAATAGCCGCGCTTGAGCTAATATCCGCGTTTGATATTGAGCCAGCAAGGTTGAGTTTGCTGTAGTTGATGCCAGCAGCAGCGGCAATGTCAGTGTTTACGATTGAGCTAGCTAGGTTTAGCTTGCTATAAGCAATGCTCCCGGCAAGCATGCTGTTGGTTACTGATGCAGTGCTACCACTTGTAATTACGGTGCCGCTTATATTTGGTAGCGTGATTGTGCGGTTTGCTGTTGGGTTGGCAACCGTGAGCGTTGTTTTGTTTGAGTTGGCAGTCGTGCCATCAAAGAGAAAACTGCCAGTAGCACCAATCTCGAGTGCGCCAGTAATTGTTGCGCCAGTTGTCCTTACGCTTTCGTTGTAAACCTCTTCGACCGCCGCTTGAACGTCGGTGGCTTGAATAAGGCTAAACGGAGTGAATGTAATGTTTGAGGCCGTGTTGCCTGTGATTGTCCCAGAAATATCGATGAGTTGCCAAGCTTCACTTACTCCGTCAGAAAGCAACTGATCTGGAGCGTTAAGAGAAACATTGGGAACAGTCGGTCCCGAGCCCGTTCCGCTATTAGCCACAACAAAATAGTATTGGTTATTTTGGGTGCTCGGTGCAGGTAGCGTGTCTCCGGGGCTTAGTCCCAAGCCGGCGCCGGCTGCGCTAAGTGATTCAATGTTGTTTGCTGCCGCGTCGTAGATGCCGGCAAAGATAAGCTCGCCGCTGGTTACTGTTACTGGAATCCAGGCGGAACCATCCCAGATGTAGAGGTCACCCCTGCCAACGTCGTAGAAAAACTGACCTTTGAAATCTGCGCTAGGGAAGATTGTGACTTGAGCAGTTGTTCCAGGGCCGCCAAATTGAGTTATTGCGGCGTCCGCAATGGCAGAACCAGGCACTGTGTTCGTGCCGAATACGGCTGAATCCAGCACGCCCGAAGTCAGTTTTTCGGCTGGAATATCGGGGATGTCGTCTTCTGTCAGCGTGCCGCCATTGGTTACATGGCCTTGCGCGTCAAACGTAATCTTGGTTGCAGTGCCAGCTGTGACTGCATTTGTGTGGTTTAGTACGCCAGCGTTGGTGACACTCAGGCCAGTACCGGGCTGAACTGCACCTGTTGCGCTAGCTGTTGCGCTGGGCAGATCGGCAGCGGTAATTGCGCGACTTCCTTTTATCAGACCTTTCGCGTCATGAGTGACGACAGAAAAGGTATTGGTTGCGGTGACATCGTTGTCAAGTTCCAGTGTTTCGCCGTCTACTCGCAGACCTTCGCCGTTCACAATGACGGCGCCCTTAGCGGTGTTGCTCGCAGTTGGTAGATCGGAGCCGACAATTGCTCGCCCGCTTACTTCACCCCCGCTACCTGCAGGACCAGCTAAAAAGATCCCGCCGCTTGGTGTGGCTTGTGGATTTACGGAAAGTGTTGCTGTGTCGCCAACCGTCGAAACAGAAATGCTGATTGGACCAGCAGTAGTGGCAACCAGCTGGTTGATTGATCCTGCAGCCTTAAAGCTGACCCAGCCGCTACCGTCCCAGACGTAGGCTTTATTGGTGGATGTTTCAACTGCAAGCTGCCCGGCAAAAACGCCTGACGCGGGGAGAGCAGTGACAAGCTGACCGCTTGAATTATCTGCCAGCTTGGTTGAATCAACTGCTCTGGATGCAATTTGATCGCTGCCAACAGCGCCATTCACAAAGGCGCCGCCAGGGATTGTTTGTGTACCAAATAGAATCTTTGCGCTTGGGATTACGTCATCTGAGATTTGCGTAACTGCTTTGTTGAGAAAATCAACTACCGTGATTTTTTTGGTTTCGCTTGCAGAGGTGTCCGCTACCGGCAGAAGGTCGTTTGAAGCTAAGTCGGCAGACGCCAGACTGTTTAGCTCGCTAATCCGAAGGTCTGCCACGGTTTACCTCGTGCGGGCCAGTTGATAGGTAGCCACAGTCTAGCCCTTATTCGTTCTCGTCTATAGCCAGCTTGCCGCCCTGCTCCAGCAGGATGAAGTCGCCATCCTCTTGAAGAAGCTTAGCGACCACAGTTGTTCGGGCTTTCAACCTAACCGGACCCGTCGTAACAAAACTGATTGTCGATAGCACGATCTGATCTGGACTAAAGTTCGTGGCGCTGTTTGTTATTAAAGCGTCGAACTCCCACCAAAGAGAATCGTTGATTTGTGCTTGATCGTAAGTGCCGCTTATGGGGGTACTGTCTTCACTTTTAATGTAAAATTTTGCACCGAAAATCCCGCCAATTTCTGTGCGTAATACCAACTGCATTAGGTAGTTAACGGTTTCTTGGTCTTCTTTGTTCTTGTAGTCCCATTGGGCGATCAGCTGACCGCTGCCTGTGATAAGTGAGCTGTATTGCTCTCTGTAGCTGTCCGAAAGCGTTGTTACGTCAATTGCTTCTCGGTTTGTGTTTAGTTCATATTCGGATACCGATCCGAGAACCTTGCCGGTACTGTCTTTTACTGTTACAGATATTGCGATATTACTTGTGATGGCAGTCAGTGTTACTGCGGATGCTTTTGCGCCTTCTAAGCTTTCGTTAAAAGTGTTGTAGAGGCGGATGCCGCCGATTTCGTCAACAAAGATGTACCAGTTGCCGCTGGAGTGGACGTTGCCATCGCGCCAGCCGTCAGTGCCGATAAAGGAAAGTGGTACACCGTCGGTCGAGGTGATTGTGATGAAGTCGCCAGTTAGAAACGTACCAACGTCGAAATCGAAACTGAATCTTTTCCGGGTTACGTTTACGTCGTCCGGGTTTACTACAGATAGTTTTTCTTCTTGAAGAGACTTGCGAATAAGCTCAATGCTTCCCGCGTTTCCGAGGTAGACAGCCATTACAAGCTTGCCTCAGTCAGTTGACCTGTGACTTGAAAATTAACCTGCGCGGAAGCAACTTCACCGACATTTGAAGCAAGGCTTGCCGAAGTAATGTAGGCCGTGAATTTGATGTCGTTAAAGTTAGTGCCGCTGGCATACCGCAAAGTGAAAACTACGGTGTCTGTTTCTGTGATCCCCTCGGGATCTGTATGGATCAGTTTCTTTAACAGTGCCCCAGCGTCGTTGCTACCGTCGTCTGCTTTGTAATACAGAAGCGTTGCGCTGCCGCTGGCGCCCTGGACTCCGGGAGTATACGAGCGGTGAGACTCGCCCAGTGTCGTGGTTTCTAGCGTTTCTAGGTCAGACGAAAATGACCACGAGGTCACCTTGGCCTGGGTCACGCCGTCCAGCAGCAAACTGCCATCACGACCGGTGTAGAACTTAGCCATGGCTACCTCCTTGAAGCTATTCTATACAACACTGATTAGCCGCACACGAGCGTTGCTAACGCCAGGTCGAACGTTGGTAATATCCGGTGGCTCTGCGTAACGCCAAGATCCAATCGACAGCAGCCTATCTGCAGCGCGGCTTGCAACTGTATTTGTCGTGGGTATGTAAGACGTTGCTGCAGATCCGTTTTCTAGCTGCGCACCCCAGATGTAGATGGAACCATCGGAGGGGTTGAGCACGGGGAATCCGATATTGTTG